CCTTCGGCACCAGAACTGTTCGCACAAAAGTGTTGTCTTAAGCGAATATAAATAAACCCCAGGATTAAACCACCTGGGGTTTATTTATATTTTATATTACTTTTAAATGTTTTAATATTTTTATACTATCTCTTAAAGCCCTATCATAACATTCTTTCAATCTTAAACATATCAACTCATTTTGAATTTCCTTTAAACTGTTTAATATTACCCTATCTCCTTCTTGAAGCTTCTCATTTAGTTTTTTATACATATTATCATATTTTGCTTTTTCTATAATATAATCTTCACTTAAAAATTCTCTTTCTATAGCAGAATTAAAAAATAAATCCTCAAATACTTCTTCTATATAATCTTTTTCCATATAATTTTGTTCCATATGTATCTCTCCTTACAGCTAAATTATTATTTCCAATTAATTAGTATTATACCAAACGTACGTTCGTAATTCAAGTTACTATACACCTCCTTAAATTAGAATAAATCCCTTTGACTTTTCTTAATGTTATTATACCTCGAAAAATATTCCTGGTCGGAATATCGTTCGACACTTTACTACATTTTTCTTATTTATATTTATGTAAATTTATTTTAAAATTAAAATGAATTATATTTTTAATTTAAGAAGGGGTATGCAAATGTTAAAAGCTATTCGTATACAAAAAGGAATTACACAAAAAGACTTGGCAAAGAGATTAGGAATAAGTCAATCTTACTTGTGCAAATTAGAAAACAAAGGGTTATATAGAATTAAAGCTAATGTAGAACTTATAGATGATTTAGCAAGAGAACTAAATCTCTGTCAAATTGCTGTGTTTTTATATTTTTTAAATGTCAATATTTACTGTCCTTTTTATTTTAAAAAGACAGAATAACTAGAAATTAAATAACTATAGATATTCCTGCTATAAACTTGTTTTATAAAAAATAAGTTTATGGAGGGATTATTTTGTTTGGGGATAGACTTAAGGAATTAAGAGAGGAAAAGGAGCTTACACAAGAGGAATTGGGAAAATTTTTAAATGTTTCTAGGCAGACTGTATCTGGTTATGAATCCGAAGCAATAGAACCTAATATAGGTAACTTAGTTAAATTAGCAGATATATTTAATGTAAGTTTGGATTATTTACTTGGTAGAACTAAAGAACGATACAATCTAAATTTAAATAATAAAAAGAATAAAGAACTAATATTAGATATAATAAAAGTAATAGAAAAGTATAAATGAATGTAAAAAGAAGATCTAAGGCTTAAACTTTAGATCTTCTTTTTACATTAAGTTTTATTATTTAAATAAATTTAAATATAATCTTTCATTTTTAGTTTCTGCATCAACTACACATAAAGCAAAATCTTTTCCCTTTACCTCTGTAGGTATCTCAAATACAAAAGTTGTTTCTATTGGAACATTAGGATTTAAGTCCTCTAGTATATATCCAGCTTTTTTATGCAATATATGCTTATTATAACTATTTAATGCTATGGTTATATCTGTATTAGGGTAGTATAATTGTTTATTTTTAATATCTACTAACGCAAATAAATTTTTATCTCCTGCTTCTGCTGGTGCACTGCCTTTATTAGTCATTTGTAGTTTAATCATACAATAATTTTGATTTGTCTTGTGTATTTCACTCTCTAGACTACCAGTTTTAATTTCTTTAGTATTTTTGAATTCTAAAACTTTATATGAAAAAGAATTATTTGTGCCTTCTTCTCCTAATTTTTTATAGATATTATTCCCCTCTTCTTTCTTTTCTTCTTTTTCATTGTCCTTGTTATTTACTGAAACTTTTTGTGATTTATTAATTCCTGCATTCACTCTTTTTATTGCTGATGCATCACCTATAAAATAACCTGCAACAAAAATGATAATTGCACCTATTATTAATATTATATTTTTTTTCATATAATTACCTCCCCTATTGTAATTAATTCCATTATATATACAATAATACCATATGTAAACATTTGCTACACATTTAGACATTTTACAACAATAAAAAAGCCATGGACTAGGAATTACCCTAACCCATGGCTTTAAAATTATATTTTTGGCACCTTAAGAACTATTTGATTTTCTGCTATGACCTGTCCACACTTATTATATCCTTTTACTTTTAGCTTATACATGGAATCTTTGCTGAAAGTATATCCTCCATTTCTCTTTGTTATTACCTTACTAGTGTTTTTAAATAACTTTGTATAGTTTTGGTTTGGTGGTGTTAAATCAAATGCCCAGCTTGCCCCTTTATCGCTATCCACCCAAGCGAATATTCTATTAATATCTGGACTATAATCTTTTATAATTAAGTTTATTCCAGGAGCTCCGCATTTATATGAAGCATATGCTCCGCCGTCTATATTAATGTAGGAATTATTTATAGTTGGAACTTTTCCTTTTAATATAGATTGTTTTATTTCCGTAAGTGGAAAGTTAGCACCAGGGCAACTTGTAGGATTAACATCTCTATGCCCTATAATATTATTATGGTTTATATTATATTTATTTTTAAGATATATACCTAACTCTATAAGTGCTTTCTTTTGTGCTTGTGGCATATCTTCTATTGCATATTTGCCCTCCGCACATATACCAACTGCTATATCGTTATAACCCACTGCGTGTGCTCCCATAGCATCTATAGGTCTACCTTCCCATATGGAACCATCTTTCCTTACAAAGAAATTATATCCTATACCACTCCAGCTATTGTTTAAATGCCAGTTATGTATGTCATATACGCTACAATTACCATGTTCTGCATGATGATATATAATATATTTTGTCATGCTTCTATTACTTAAAATCCCTCTAAATTTTAAATTAGTTTTCTTTATATCCAATGTTTTCATCTCCTTTGATTTCTTTTTTATTACCTTCCTTTAATTGACTTAATGCATCTGTAATTTTTTTAGGTATTGGTACTCCTAAACATGCACAATTTTCTAAAATAGAAATACCCTCATTTGCTATGTAAAAATAACAAGTGAGGGTACGAAAAACCCATGCATCTGTATTCATTAATCTATCTAAACTTACTGCTACTATTAAAACTACAAATATGACTGATTTTTTAAGGAGTCCTTTAAATCCAACATTACTAGATAAAGTCTTATTCTCTAATGCTATCAATACCCCCATTATGTAATCTAAGATCATAAATACAATAAGTATTTGTAACGCTAAATCCCAACTTCCAAATAACCATGTTAATCCTGTTCCTATTCCTGCAATAATGCTATTAAAGATATTTTGTTTATCCATCTAATTCCTCCTGTATATTTACTTTGAAATATGTCTATACTCCTAATGCAAGACATATTTTTCATATTATAATTACTATCCTTTCCTAGATAAAGAGCAATGGCAATGTACCTTGCTCTTATTTTTTGCAATAAAAAGGCTTATAAATTCTAAAATATCCTTAATTGTTCAAATTTTTTAATTGTCAATAATTTTGATACTGTGGTAATTGTTTCTATTATCTTTTTAGAATCTTCTATACATGTATCTTCCCATTTACTAATACCTAATAATCCAAATACCCAATCTTTAACTACTTGAACCTCTTCATCATTATTAGTTAATGTTTTAATCATTTTATTGTAATTAAGTTTTGCTTTATGGCTTGGCTTATATTGTTGCTTAGCTTCTTCTGTAAGTCTTTTAAATTCACTAACTGTATTCTTTAATTCTAGGATTTGTTTATTTGCTAGTACTAATTGATTATTATTTATTTTTTGTTCCATTTGGTTAAATATTTTAACATACTTTGCAGTAAATAATATTCCTTTTTCACCTGTAAATTTATTAGCTATAAATTCACAACCCATTTTAGTGAATAAGTAACACCTATTTTCCTTTCCACTTTCATCTTTATATGAAGATTTTATAAAATAATCACTCACACCCATTTGGGAGTCAGTTAAAATTTTAATATATCCTTTCCTATCTTTACTACCTTCTAACTTTCTTAAAACTTTGTAATGGTCAATCTCCATCATGTTTGCTACTTCTCTACTATCCAATGTTAAATTATTATTAATATCCATAACCTCACCTTTCATATTTATCACCTCTGTTTATTTTTTTACTCTATTAATAGAGCATTAACTTTTATATTTTATTATTATTACATTTAGTTTTTCTTTTACGTTACTCTTTAAATAAAAGTATTAACTTTTACCTCTTCACTATTATGTGGCAGTTTTGGAGCAATAAAAAAAGACTTCTTAAAAGTCTTGGTTACTTCGTAATATTTTTCCATTGTGTAACTTCTTTACTACTCATTATATTTTGTTTTTCTTCTTCTGTTATCCATCTAGCATTAACAAATATGTCTAAATCTTCTTCTGTATATAATTCTAATAAATAATATTCCCTTATAAATTTAAGCATTAACATCTCCCCCTAATTCTGCTATTTTTAATAATAAATCTGCATTTAATTCTCTTTGTTTATTCAACTCTGCCTGTAAATTAGCACTATCTTTTAATAGTTTTGCATTTATTTCTTGTTGTAATTCATCCTCTAATGTATCAAATTCATATCCATCTTCTAGCTTAAATACAGAAAAATCTTTTACACCTCTAAATCTGCAATATTCAACTCCGTTTGAAAAACATATAATACTATCATTAGTTTTTATTATTTTTTCAAATTCTAAAATTTTATTATTTTCATTTGTAAGATATTCGTTGTTTACTTTTAGTTTTTTCATTATCTTATAACACCTCCATTTGTAGTATATTCGTTAGCAGTTGTGCCCGTCGGTTGAGTTCCCTCTTTACTTATTACTCCGCCTTCTCTAGCTATTAATCCATATCCGGCCGACCCCTCATTATCCACAGAATGTATACGGCTTCCATATTTAGATAGTATACAAATATTATCCACATTCTCAAATTTGCATTTGGTAGCTTTAATGCCACTGTTATAAATGGCATTAAATGCTACCGTTTGATTCTTTAAAGTAACATTTGATATATCGCAATACGTCCCGAATCTAGCAGTCATCTCTACGGTATCTATGATAATATCTTTTATAATAATCCAAGTTATGTTATCCAGGAAAAAGTCTAATTTTTTACTACTTTTAATACAACTTCCATTGGAACTATATATAGTTATTTTATTTGAGTCTCCAAACTTATTACTTAAAAATTCATTATTTGTTAGTTCTATATCTCCTATTACTTCTATCTCTACTTTACTGTAAAACCTTGGTATCTTATTAAAAGAAGCTTTTAATGTTTTTAGTGGCTTTAATTTACTTAACCCATTGTTACTATCACTGCCATTAACGCCATCTATATATAAATTAATAGTGTTTGTGCTTTTTCTATAAATCGCATCTAGTCTTTGTTCAGTATCCTCTTTAAAATCATTAAAAATGCCTTCATCTAATTTGTTAGTAGTTAAGTTTAGTAATACTGTTCTAGTATCTGTCAATTCTTGTTCTATAGATTTTTCATGGCTAGTTTTTATATCCTGTGCTTTAAGCTCTACTTCTCCAGTTTTAGAATTAACAGAGGTTACTGGCACCTTAATATTTTCTATTTTATTTTCCAACACTTCTATATCTTTTTTAGTAGCAAGAACAATAGTAGGATCTACTTTTAGAGTTACACTAGATGTATTGCCGACCTCTAATATAGTTTTAATTGTTAAATCTTTAGTACTTCCATCTGCAATTTGTGGTTTATATGTGGCTGGGTATTTCGCTACTACAACTAAATCTCCTTTTTCATCTTCTATACCCAATTCTCTTATGGTAAATCCTCCAACGGAACTAGGTATAACACTTTCTAAAACTATCCAATTAGGATTATCTTTATCTACAGATATATTGCCTATGCCACCCTCCCAAACTTTATTTTTAAGCTTTGTTTGAGTTTCGGTTGGCTCGTAATAACTACCGCCACTATCTCCAACTAGAAGCTTAGTAAAATTAACTTTAGTTTGCAATGCAGTGGCATTAGCAATTTTTGCTTTACCTATGTCTGTTAGTAATGTATAAAATTGTTCCATCAATTACCTTCCTTTCTTGGATATACAGTTATATTTTCTAAACCTGTACTATCTCCTAATGTTAATTTTATTTGTCCTGTTAATTTTATTTCTTTTGGATTATAAGGATACACGGTAATGGTTTCTGCACATCTTGTTATGCTAGCAAATTTAATTTTATCTTTAGTAGTAGACTTTAATTTATATTTACATTCCAAATGTGCTGGCTTAATTTCTTCTATATTAGAATATAGACTATCTAAATTAAAAGGATATCCATTATAACTTTCTAAATTAATATAAAAAGCATAATTAGGATTATCCTCTATTACTTCTACTTTATCTGCATAAGCCTTCGCTATATCTCTTATAACCTCTACTGTTGTAGTGCCTTGTCCTCGGATTCTAGCAAGAATATTACTTCTACGTTCCCTTATAGACTTAGAAGTATCTGTAGTAATATTTAAAAATTCTTCCCATAGCACAAGTCCCCATGTAGCAGTACATATAAAACATTGTTTTTTGATATCTTCTATGGTTAGATTTAATTTATCAAATTCAGCCTGTTGACTATCTAAAATATCATTTATTTCTTTAATTTCTGTAATAAAAGGTGGTACATAACTTTTAAGTTTCATTATCTACCACCTCTTTTAAAACTGCGATTGTATCATCTTCTAATGTAATGTCTTTAGTATCATTGTTAATTTTTAATTCTTTATAATCTATTACATTATTTACATTTAGAATACAATTTGCTATTCTGTTAAATCTAACTACATTACTTTTTAATGCTATTTTACTAAGATACATCTTTATATTTTCTATAATTTCTTTTTTAATTTCTTTAGGATCTCCTTCGTGGATTGCTTTATATGTTACTGTAATATCTTTTTCTTGTACTCCAACTACGGTAACTGTTGCTCCTATAGGTCTCTTCTTTTCTATATTTTCTTTTACGTTTTTTATAATTTCCGATGAAGGACATCTCCATGAACTATTTACAAGTATTACTTTTATAGTGCCATTACCGTTCCAAAGTGGCTTTACAATTGCATTACCTACCCCATTTATTTCTAAACTCCAATTCATATAATCATATACATTTCCACTTGTAGAGGGGGTTTGTACCTTTATTAAAAATCTTTTATATAAATTTTCATCCGTTTCGGTGTCTCTACCATTTACAATATCTTCTTTATTATAAATTTTACTTATACCGATAAATTGAACGGGCATTTCTACAATAGTATTAGCTTTAACGTTAAATTCAGTACCTTCTTTAACGGCCTGTATAGGTATGTTTGCAATACCATTTTCATTTATTTTAGTATCTTCTAAAGTTTTATATTGCAAATTTAATTTTGTTTGTACCAAAGTATCTTTAAGTATTTCAGTATCCTTTATCCCTTCTATGGTAATTATGCCTGTAGCTTTATTACCTTTTTTTCTATATACACTAAATTCATTACATTTTAATTCTAACTCTTCACTATATCCATTTTCTAAAGCTAGTTGAGGAAAACACATATTTAAGTTTTCTTCTGCATTTAAATAGCAATTTTCAAATTCAATGCTAGAAGCTGTTAAAGAATTATAAGTTAAAGTACCCTCCATTGCACTTACTTTACCATTTTCTAATAATCTTTTTAAAATATTTTCCTTACTATTCATAATTAAATTCCATCTCCCCATACACTGTAATTACTGTACAATGTACAGTTAGCTTACTACCCTCAAAATTAATTTTTACATCATCTACGGATTTTATATAAGGATTAACTGTAAGACACTCCACTAAATCTCTCTCTCTTTCACTATCTACTAATTCCTTACTGTATACTTTACCTATTATTTTTTCAAATTCATTTCCATAATTATTGGAATATACTTTGTATCTATTCTTAGTAGTTTTTAAAGCATAATGTATCCATATTTTTAATGCTTCATTTCCTTCAATAATTACATTTTTACCATCTTTATATATCATTTCTCCAGTATTTAGATTTATTGCATACTCTTTAAATAAAGGTAGTCCATTTTTTTCTATACTGGTTTCTATTATTTCATTAACTTCTTCTGTACCTTCTGGGAATATACTCATTACTACACTACACCACCTTTGCTAAAATTATATATGTTTGATTATCTTCTATTGGTATGGTTGCTACTAGATCATTTATATTTAATTCTTTTATATCTACATTTACTAGCATATTTTCTCTATGAAGTATTAAATCCTTAACCTTAATTTTCAAAGGATTAGAAGATAAAACAACTCCCAATCCTATTGGTGGGGGATTATTTTCAGCACCCTCCTTTTGCATTATTCTAATTAACTCCGCATATGGATTATTTCCTATTTTTCTTCACCTTCTTTTTAGCTAACCTTTGCTTTTTCTTAGCTTCTCTTATAGCTTGTTTTTTCATTTTAGTATCAAATTTTAATGTATCATCTGATTCTTTAGTATCCATTTTGTTAATATAAGACAACTCTAATTGTGTTGTAAATGTATTACTTTCTATATCCCATGTATGTGCATCACCTTTAATATACATAAGTGTATTTTTTAATGTACTTATGTAAGGTATCTGTACATTCACCGCATATCCTGTTCTATAATTATAATCTCCTAAAACCTCTACACTAATATCCCTATCTATCCCATGCAACATATTTTTTGCAACTATGGTAGCATTTTTATCTTTCTCTTTAACATAGTTATCCTGTAGTATTCCATAGTATTTAATATCACTAGCATTTTCAACTTTGTTTAAATAATTATTTTTGTCATCATATATTTTTACTCGGTTAATCATGTTTTCCATACTATCTTTATAACTAAAGTTTAATAAATTCCCATCTCCAGTAAATACGTCTCTAGCTGGTTTAATTATTTTACTAGTTAATTTAGAACCCATTTCTATTACATTAACTTTGGTATTAGACATTACAATAAAATATTGTTTACCTGTTTGTTTACTTACTTGTGTATATAATTCTTGGATTGCATCATATACACTTTTTTGTGCTATTAACCATCTTAGCTTTATATTGCTAGTCACAATATTCCCTGTTTGAACCCCTATTTCTCCTAGTATTTGTTTAACTGCTCTGTCTGCTGTTGTATTAGAAAAATTATAAGTAACTTTATTCTTAGTTAAATAGAAAGCATAATCAAATGCAATAAAATGTAATTCGTCATTATCGTTTATTTCTCTGTCTATTACAATCCCCCTGAAAATCTCTTTATTGTCTAATGTTGCCCATACCTTCGTAGCTACTCCAATTTGTTGTCTTACCTGGTATGGATCTGTAAGTGGGTACATAATAGTACATTCTAATTTCCTACTTACTTCTGTTATACTCCTACTCATAGTTATAGAAGTACAAAATTTTGTTATTTCTCCTACTTTACCATTATAATTTTTAAATATTCTAATCAAATTACCACCAACTTCTTTTGGCCAACAACCTTATGCTCTTTAAAACTAATAGTAAAATAAACATCTCCAGAACCATCTTTTTCTCCATAAGTAAATTCTTCTATAGTACACGCACTATTGAGTCTGGTTCCAGTAGCTATAAATCTGCATATTTGTTTGTTATATTTTATAGCATCTATTATTTTGCAATAATCATAGGGATTAGTTTTCCTTTTACATTGTAGAAAATCATAATCTTTACTAGGAAAAAAACCAGATACACTCCATTCCCTTAATCTGTTGTCACCTAGGAGACTTAGCTCCCCGAAATTAAGCAAATTAACTGTTTTAGTCATACTTCCGAAACTTACCTCAAATTCTGAAAAAGATACTGGAAATTGAAATGTCTCTATTTTATTTTTAAGCCAAAACTCCATAATGCACCTCCTAAATAATAAAAGGCACTTAATTTAATAAGTACCTTTATGCCATATTTAGACTTTGTATTTTTAATTTCTGTACTATTTTATTTGCGATAGCATCTATATCAGATTCATTTCTTACATGCACATCTCCAAAAGTTATTGTCACACTTCCACCATTACCAACCATCCTCCTACTATCTTTATTATCGTGTACTTTACTACCAGATGGCATTTCCACAATCTCTGGCCCATGTTCTCCTACTACACTAAGACCTCCACCCCAATAAGGAGTACCAAGTGCATTTTTACCTTTAACTTCACTTAAATCTCCATTTTTAATTAAAGATATAGTCCCTTGTATCGGATGCTTCATCCATTCTTTTATGCTACCCCATGTTTCTTTAATAGCTTGTGCAAACTCTGCACATTTCTCTTTTACACTATTAAATGTTTCTTTTATGCTATCTATTTTTCCTTTTACATAATCCACTACAGCTTGTGTCTTATCCTGTATTCCACCCCAGTTCTTTACCCAAGCCTTATGAAGTAAAATAGCTACCCCTATTATAGCTCCTATAGCTAACACAATCCAACCAACTGGTGTTGCAACAAATGCTGCATTTAATGCCCATTGTGCCGCAGTTAATAATTTAGTAACTGCGGTTAATCCAATTACAGCTGCTTTATGTGCTATAAGTTTAATGGTATGTGCTACTACAACTCCTTTTTGGATTATCCATGCAGAAGTTTGTGCTACAATAGCTCCAACAGCTTTCCAACCTTTTGCAGCATAAGAAACTATAGCTATTATTAAATCACCTGTAATTTTTGCAGCAGTTATAATAACTTGAGTTCCTAAATCAACAAGTTTTCCAATTAAGTTTATTGTTATTTTCGCACCTGTTTTTACTGCTTCTATTCCTAACTTTATAATAGAACCTATTAAAGTAATAAGAGATTCTGTTCCTGTGATAAGTGCATTTACTCCAAGTTCTATTATCTTTGGTATTAAACTGCCAGCTATCCTTGCCCCTGCTTTAACTGCTTTAATGCCTGTGCTAACTAATGCAGGTGCAAATATAACTCCTAAAACTTTCGCTACGCTTTTTATAGTAGGTTCGGATTTTTTTAATGTTTCTTTAAATTTCTCGATTTTTTTCTTAGCAGTTTCAAAACCTTTTTTAACTTTATCTAAAGCATTATTTTTTAATTCGATTAGTTTTTCTTTAACTTCTTTAGCAGTTTTACATATTTTATCCCAATTTTTAATAACTAAAGCTGTAATAGTTACTATAGCAATTAATGCTATTACCACCAAATGCCCTGGGCTAGTTAACCAAGACATTACACCTCCAGCCTTTTTAATACTACTAGATAATTTATTAATTCCAGTAATAGTTTTACTTATACCTGTTGTTATTTTCCCTATTACAAAAATAACAGGTCCAACACTAGCTGCAATTAGTCCAAATTTAACAATCATCTCTTGTTGTTCGGGCGTTAGCTTACTTATTTTATCTGTTATTGTTTTTATTATATCCCCTAAAGATTCCATAGTTGGTTCCAATACTCCACCAAAACCTAATAAACTATTATGTGCTTCATTTAACACTTTTCTAAACTTTTCAATTGGCGTTTGTAATTTATCATATGCATCTTTAGTTGCATTTGAACTATTATCCATCTTTTTAAGCATATCATTAAAATCTTTACCTGCTCCTGTAGCTAAAACTAAAGCTGCTTTACCAGCTTCAGCACTTCCAAACATATCTTTTAAGCTTAGCTTGTTTTTTATTGCATAATTATCTAATATATTAAGTACATCAGATACATTTTTACCTTCTTTCATTAATTGTCCAAATGATTTACCACTCATTTTTCTTAGAGCTTTATCTGCTACACTTCCTGTTTTAGACAATTCATTTAGCATGCTATTCATGTAAGTAGTAGTTTCAGCTGCCTTAATACCATTTTTAGTCATAAGTGCATATCCAGCAGTAATCTGATTTAATCCTGTATTTGTAGCAACTGCTGTTGGAATAACTTTACCCATTACCGAAGAAAGTTCTCCAACTGTTACCTTACCTTCATTTTGTGTGGTTATTAGCATATCACTTACTTTTGTCACATCCTCAGATTTCATTTTGTAAGCATTCATTATCGTTGTTAAAACATCTAAAGATTGCCCAGCTTCTGCAAATCCAGCTTTAGCTAGTGTAGTAGACTTTCTTGCAAAGTTAACAGCATCTCCTGTTTTCTGCCCAGCACTTATAGCATCATAAACATTATCAGCTATTTCAGCACTAGCTATTCCTGTATCATTGGATAACTTTATTATATCTTTTCTTAATAACTCTATAGGTACTTTAGTAGTGTCCGCAATTGTAGACACTTTAGCTATAGCATCTGTAAACTTATTACTTGCTCGCAATGACATTAACCCTATTCCTGCAAGTGGTGCAGTAACATGTGCCATAAGATTTTTCCCTATATTTTCTGTACTCTTACCAACTTTTCTCATATCATTTGCAACATATTTGGTTCTTCTTTGAAAATCAGTTAATCCTTGACTAATATTTCTCAATTGCCCTGAAAATTGGTCTCTAAGCGTTAAAACTGCATCTATAACATGTGCCAATAATAATTACCTCCTTTCTGTAAAATGGTATTAAAAAAGTGCCTACTTTCAAGTAAGCACTTAAAAACTTTATTCTATTTTTACATCTAGCACCTCATATTTGCTTAAATCTTTTGTACCTTCTAATCTTACTATAAAATTACTTCTCAATTTTGCTCCGAAACTATTTTCAGCATCTACGTAACCAGATACATTATAAACAGTCATATTTTCATTATCACTATTGGTTTCTTTTATGTTGTATACATTAACCTTAGCTGTGCCTGGCGACTTTAAATTTTCTTCTACAACTGACTGTGCAGTTGTAATTATGGTAGTTCTTTTATCCCTTTCAGCTTTTTTAGCTTTATCTACTTCACTGTCTCCTCCACAACCAACTAATGCAAATATAAATATGCAACTTAATAATATACTTAAAAATTTCTTCATGTATAATTACCTCCCCTTCTAAGGTATATTATACAAAATTTTCTTATTCCTTTCTATCTTCTATTTCCTGCATTGCAAAAACATGGAGTATTTTCTTTTCTCCAATTCCCATAGAATAAAAAGAAGATGGTGTAATATTCTTATGTTTAAATAAATAATACATAAGACTTACTTCTCCATCTTCTTTTATAAGTTTTTTATTTCTTCTTCCTCTTCTTCATCCTGTTCATAGCCATTTAATTCATTTATTGTGTTATATAACTCGTCTATTTCTCCAGCTAATAGTAATTTATTAATTAATTCTTTTGGAGTAGGAGCATTAAAATGTTCTAGTAAATCTTTATTTCTAAATGTGTCCGAGCAACCTTCCATAACTGTAAGTACTTTATTCTTCCCCATGTTGGTACCTTGGATATTTCCCTTTTTAGATATTTCTATTAAGTTATCCTGTATCTTGGCCATCTTTTCTGGACTTACTGCTTTACATAAAAATGTAACTTTTGCTCCTCCTAATTTACCTAGCTTTAATGTAACTTCCTTATTAGGCATTTCTAATCTTCCAGCATCTAAAGCTAATAATTTTTCTACTGTATTCATATTATTTTTCCTCCATTATACTAAATACTTTTCTAGTTAAATCACTTTTTACTTCCGTAGGTACTCTATTGTCTGTTAATAATGATTTTATACAATTAATTAAACCTAAAAATTTATCTGTATCTGTTAAACTTATTTCAATCCCTGTTTTCATATTATTACCTCACTTTATTATTTTTTATATTGAATCTAACACTTCGTAATCAGAAAAACTAAATGGAACACTTTCTTCTCCATTTTTCTTCCCTTCCCAATCTGCCAATGTCAGCTCTTCAAATGTTGCATCCTTAATACATACTCTTTCAACTCCAAGTGCATCTGGATCAGATAATTTACTTATTATAGTAACCTTAGTTTGTTTGCCTTTTTTAATGTTATCAGCCATTAATTTAATAAACATACTATCTACTTTATTAAGTTTTAAAGTTCCTTTTCCCTCATATCCAATTACTTTAGTATGCTTTGCTAATGTCCCTAACATATTTACATCTGCAGTTTTTAAAGAAATTTTCGCCTGAAATGCTGTAGCGTTAGCTAGTAACTCCCCATTTATCCAAAGCTCCGCCCAGGTACCATTTATAACATTTTCCTCTGCGTAATGTCCAGCCATTTAATCACTTCCTTTACATTTACATTTCAAATTGTATTTCTAAATCTTCCATAGCATCTAAAATTCTTATTTTCCCTTTTAGAAATACATTAGATCCAGTACTTAATTCTTCTAATTCTTTTTTATTTAATTTAGATACGTCTACTTGTTTTTTAGTCCAATATTTTTTTATAGCATCTACATTTATAGATATGTTATTTTGTCTTTTTGCTAAAATACCTTCCTGCTCTAATCCTTCTAAATAGCCATTAACCGCCACTACGAAATTAACTTGATTATCATATCCATTGCCATATTTACTCACATAATCATCTTCAAAAGTTTTTCTAATATCCCTATCTATTAAATCCATAGTAGATACGATTTTTATTTTTTTATATTCTTCTCCCTTACCTTCTATAGTAGAAGTTAGACTGTTTACCGCCCTTCCTATCTTGCATTTTTCACCATCATTAATAAGCACTAATTCTCCATTATTTATCTTCTTATCAATCTCACTTTTTCTTAAATGCGGTACGTCTGTAACTTCATTTAAGACATAATAAGTTGCACTTATGTTTAATGGTGTTCCAGCAAAAATACCTGCCAATCTAGAACAGTATTGAGTATTTGTATACTCTTTTTCTCCTACTTGTATTGGTGTAGTTGTAAAGTTAATTATTCCTTCATTATCTGCTTTTCCATTTGGCAATACTGCTTGAACTTTTATATTATCTTCTCTAAGTCCTTTTATCCAAGTTGCCACCTTATCTACCTCCCCTTCTTGGATACATGGTATAGCTATATAATCCCATACCTCTGCTTCCATAACATTTAAAGCATCTTCTAATACTCCTTCTTCTCCAAGGCAATAAAAAATGACCTTCTTAGGTGTTTTATACCCACCCTTAAAAGCCAGTTCTATTTGCTCTTTATTTTCTGTACTTAATTCCTTTGGTGTATCTTTTACACTTTCTAATGTAATTACTTTATCTATAACTTTCTTATCTTTAAGTACTAATGCTACTGTACCTTTTGAACCACGTTCTATTGCACTTTTAGCTAAAGATTTAAAGACAATATCTATATTAGGTAATCCCATGTAATCACTCCATTTCTAATTTCAATTTTGTTGCTTTTGTTGTATTTTCTTTTCTAGGTAATGCATCTAACCAGCTAAGGTTGAACCTAAAACTTAGTACACCATCTATATCCTCGTTACGGACATTCCTAGGCACTAGTTTTCTATCCTTAATATTTATATAAGGAAATACTTTTTTCTTTAGTATTTCAGCCATTTTAAGGTTGTCAATTTGCTTTTGGCTTTTAGAAAAATAATTTATTTCTATCATATAACTATTTTCTAAAATGCTACCTTTTAATAAATCTGTTCCCCCTATAGGCAGAATCTGCACAAAAAAACAAGGTCTTTTAAAACCTTCTTTGTATCCATTATCAACTGTTTTAATTCCTGTATCTTTTAATAGATCGTTTATAGTTTCCTTTATATCTAACATATCAATCAATTGTATCACCTTACTTCCAAAGCATAAAAGATTCATCTCTAAGTCTTCAATTCAGTTCTTCAATTCTTACTTATAATATTTTTTAAAGTTGATAATTGACCATCTAAAGTTAAATTAGCAACTTTTCTTGCTTCATCAATATACTTTTTTGTATACTCAAAATCCTCTTCTAAGCCATCGTAACCAACACATTTATATGAGCTACATAAAATATTTTGTAGCAATATCGGTAGATCACAATAAATTAACTTCATAGTTTCTCTGTAATTATTATTTTGATAATCTTCCATATTCTCACCTACCTTAAGATTTTCTTAACCATCTTTTCTAGCATTTTAGGAAATTCTTCTTCCATTTCTTCCATAGATCTTTCTACCATGTGCTTACCTTCATACCACCCTTTTTCTATGCCCCCAGGTGTTACTATTCTATGTCCCTTTTCCTCAAGATGGAAATGTGGGGCTGTATTTGTCATCTTAATGTTCATTCCATTGCTCTCATACTCTATAGGTAACACTTTATAACTATTCCTTATATGTTTCTTTCCCCTATCATCATAAGATGTTTTTTCTTTAGATAATTTCTTAGTTTTATTCATACCTTTTTTTAGAACTTTTTCATTTAATTCAGGTACCCTTTTTTCAGCTTCTTTTAATTCGTTCATTGTTTCTTCTAATCCATCAAATTTAAAATCAACTGTATGTTCACCACTCATTTTCTTCACCTTCATAAGTTTCGTTTTCGGATACTTTTTCTTCTGCAAATAGAGTAAGATATTGACCATTCATATCCTTGCCTAATATATCCTTAATATTAAAAATAGTATCTTTATATTTAACAAACATACTTTGGTCTATATCTTTTATATACCTAATAATAATCTTATAAATTAATCTTTGCTGTAATTTTTTATTTTCTAAGTATTCTCCACCTTTGTCTAAGCTAGTTATAAATGCCCATACTTTTTTAGTAGGTACTAGCTTTAATTCTATGTCTCCTACTTCATTTTCTACATCTTTATATTCCATAATACTAACTCTTTTATTTAATGCTCCTGCATCCATATTATCACCTACCTACAATACTGAATTTGGGTTAATAAACTTCTTACTGTATATCTAGCCTTTTCACTTGTTTTCATGTTCATAGAACGATTATCGTACCAATCACTTATTAGAACTAAGGCTAATAATTTAGCTTTTTCTTTAGTTCTATCGCTCATTTCATCTATAGATTTACTAGCATCTTCTATATATAATTCTGCATTTCTTATTAATAGTTTTAATGTATTATCTTCTTCTTCTGTATCAATTCTTACATATTCTTTAACTTCTTCTAATGTAATTAGCATTTAAAACCTCCTTAAAAATAGAAGGGAATACCCCTTCTATTCTGCTTTAGATTTTGCTATATCTCCTACTTTAATAGCTCTTACAATTACAATTGCATCTGTATCCATTCTTTGACCATCTAGTCTTTCTATTCCTCTAGCTTTTACAGTATCTGTTTCAAAAGCACCTGCACCTACATCTGTTAATTTAAATTCAAAATTCTTTCTTGGAAACATCCTATATCCTCTATTAAAATCTCCAAATGCTAATTCAGTTGTATTATCTTCTGTAGTTTTAATTGTGTCATAAATTTCTACTGGTCTACCGAATAAAGTAAAGTTATCTTCATTTCTTGGATCTTCGCATAAAATACTTCTACCATTTTTATCTTCTATATTAGAAATAATTTCTTGCATTGTAGTATTCATTATCCATTTTGCATTTTTTCTATAACCAACTTTTATAGTATTTTTAATTTTTCTTAAAAACTTAATATCTATAGTAGATGGAGCTGTTAATTCCTTGTAGTATTTTTCAGCATTAAATATTCCTACTGGATCCTTTCCACCTTGTCCATAGAATATTAAGTCATTTTCAGTTTCTCTTGAACTATCAGCCATCCATGCTTTCATTTCTTCCTTGAAATTTAAAAATGAATCATCTAGTAATTCATTAGGAACATCCATTATCCCAGCATATTTATGTTGATTATATTCAATATCAGCATATTCAGCATTGTTCATCTCTTTAATTTGTTCTCTTTCTTCTGTGTTATAAAGTTTATTTGGAGTACCTGTTCTAATTATTCTTTTACCAGTCTTACTTTTTACTGGTTCAACCTTTACTAAATTTCTTACACTTTCTTCTTCTTTTATACTTTCTATAATTTCCTTAGATAAATCATCTGGTACTGTTAAACCTCCGTCTTTGTCTGTTTTTTCACTTAATTTATCTTTAACTTCTTTTAAAATTTTCTTTTCTTTATCATTGATCTCTTGTCCTGTTAGGGCTTTATAGAATAATTCGCTTGTATAATCCTTTATTGAAATTTTACTATTTTCATCATCTCTAGGAGTAGGTTCTGTTAATGTTCCATTATCAAAGTTATTATTAAAATTCTTATTATCAGCGTCTTCAATTCTTAATTGTGCATCTATTTGTGCTTTAATTTTATCAGCTTCATCTAATATTTTATTAGAATCTTCTATCTTTCCTTCATTCAGTAAATTTTCAGCTTCTGTTATTTTTGCATTGTATTGTTGTTTTAAAAAATCAGATTTTTTCATTATTATTTCCTCCTTAAAATTACATAAAAAAAGAAATTACATTTTAGCTTTCATAACTCTTAATCTAGCTTGTAATTTCTTTTTATTTTCTATATTTGCGTTTTTGTACTGTTTATTTTTAAAAAAATTCTTAGGTGTATGTTTATAGTTTTCAAAATAATTACTTATACATGCTACTGCTTCATTTTCTTCTTCAACTTCTATATTGAAATATTTAGCTGCCTCATCGCCAGTTAACCAAGTTTCATCATTTACCATTTGCTTTATATCTTCTATGTCTATATCTTGTCTTAAGTTTTCTTCATAAACATTTAAAATACTTTGTTCACAACTATCTAAACTATCAGCTGTTTTTCTTAAATCATTTGCATTTCCCCAACTAACACTCCAAGGTTTATGAATCATAAATTGTGCATTTTTAGGAATTATAACTTTATCTCCAGCTAATGCTATTACACTAGCTATAGATGCTGCTAAACCATCTACATAAACTGTTTTATTTGCGGGATGCCTTTTTAATTGATTGTAAATAGCAAGTCCAGCAAATACAGAGCCACCGCCACTATTTATATAGATATTTATATCCTTAGTACCATCTAATTCTTTTAAAAAATTAGATACATCTTGTGGACACTTATCTTCTTCTTCCCAACATCCCCATGTACTAGAACAAATATCTCCATAAAAATAAAGTTCAGCTTTATCATTCGCTTTATTTTTTATTTCTATTTTACCAACGGTTTTTTCTATTCCTTGCCTATCTTTATTTTTCAATTCTAATATTTTATTCATTTTTATCACCACCTTTGTCCCACTGTTTACCTACCATTTCTAATGGAATATAGTTACCATTCATAACTAGCTTATTTCCATTAGGATTATTAGGTTTTTCCAGTTCATCTCTGCCTTCATTTGGAGTATATAATCCATTATTAACTAACTTACATAATCCATCTATTTTAGTTCTATAATCTGCTCTTAAAATTACATCTGGGTTAAATCTAAAATAGTAACCTTCTTTAATTTCATTAGTTGATAATAATTTATAGGTTAGTTCTTGTTCATATCGTGTTAAAATTGGCATTAAAGTATCAATATAATATTGTAATTGTTGCTGTTCAATATTAGTATGTGTGGCTTTGCTAAGATCATTCAATTGATGCATTTTAACACCAAAAGCACTTGCTATTTGTTTTATACTCAACTGATTTAATTCTAGGAATTGTGCATCAGCCATCTTAACATTTAAAGGCTGAAATTGAAATCCTATAGGCATTGGAATTACACCGCCTATATTTTTAGTTCCTTTTGCCATTTTAGTAAATCTTTCTGCAATATTTGTAGCTCCTTTATCATTTAAATCTCCTGTATATTGTATTATTCCTTTAGCAAACAATCCATTTTTAAAAAAGTTATTTACATATCCTTGACCATTTTTAGCATTTTCAATTATGCATTTCAAATAATCCTTTATAGCCATAGTATGTATTCCATCTATTGTTAATCCTTTAAAGTCTAATACTTCTTCAGGTCTAAGTTTAAAATCTTGACCATTTATATTGCATATATACCACATAGCATTTCTGATTCCTGTTATTCCTGCATTATCTATCCAAATCTCAATATCATTAGTATTTAATGGATATAAAGCTTTGACATTTCCTTTATTTCTGCCACCCTTTTCAACATCAATATATACAATGCATCTGCCTGTATCTAATACATTATATTCTACCGCTCCCCAAAAATCCGAAGCTGACATATATGGATTAGGTCTTAGCTTAAGCAAATTATATAAATAGTGTTCTTTAGGCTTTTCTATACCATTGATCCCATCTTTAAATAACTTAACTGGTATTTTTGAAGTTGTATCTGTTCTTATTTTCATGCAAGTATAATAAGTTGCTTCTTTAGCATTAGGTGCATCACTATCTATTCCTAAAAACTCTAATATTTTAGGATCATCTAATGAAATAGTTTCATTTCTTATTTTAGGAGCTTTACTTCTGAATAACATTTATATCACCTCCCCTTTGGTGGATTTTTAGCAAAATATATTCCTAAAATTAAAAAGATTAATCCTGTAATTTCTATTCCTACAAACCATTTATAAATATAAAAAGGAATATTAATTAGGATTAATCCTATACATATTAAAATATCTTCTATATAATTCAATAATTTAAATCTAAATAATTTCTTTATTTTTACCACCCCAATTCATCTAAATATTCATCAGTAACTTTTTCATTTAAGTCTGGGATAACTTCTTTATTACTTATAATAATTTTATGAGAATCTATAGCTGCATCTATTGGGTCTATTCTCTCTGTTCTATGTTCTTTATCTATTTTTATTTCTCCAAAACTATTTTTACTAGTTACTGCATTAGCTCCACAAAATCTAAATAAACCATCTTTTTTATTATATTTTATTTGTCCACTATTTACACTTAATCTAAAATCATCTGTAGCACTATTCAAACTCTTAGCACTCTGTGTTATTTCAATACAATCTACTCCAAATTCATTTTCTAAATCAGCTAGGAATGTAGATGCATTATGTGGATCATAAGCTATAAATTTAAGCTTTAAATCATATTTTTCCATTAACTCTTTAAAGTAACTAATTATATATTTATAATCTGTTTTTACTCCACTTCCTGTTTCAGTTAATGTAATCAACCCTTCATTAACCCAAACATCATATGGAGCACTATCTGTTTCTATATGCTCTGCTAATTTATTTTTAGGCATAAAACTATGTTGATGAAAGAAATAAGATGTTTCTCCATTCTCCAAGAAAGGAAATTCCAATACTCCACTCGTTAAATCTCCACCACTGCTTAAATCTAAACCAAGTCCACATTCCATACCTCTAAAATCTTTTAAAGTTAAATCACAACCGCATAGTTTCCATTTTTCTATGTTTAGATATTGATTATCACTGGACTTGTACCATATATTTAAAGCTTTAGTAATAAAATCTCTTAAATCACTTCCGCCCATATCTTTAGCAGATATACCTACTGCAATAAGATTTTCTAAATCCTCTTTATCTTTACAAACTAAAGGATTAGCTTTAATCCAGTTTTGTGGATTCCATATATCATCTTCCTCATCCATTTGAGCAATATAAATAAATTGTTTATCATTTTCATATATTCCATCTAAAATATTTTTACAATACTCCCAAAGTTTATAACATGGTCCATTAAGATTAAATCCAGCAGTAGTAATAACAGAAATTAAACATTGTTTCATTTTTCTAGTACCACCTTCAAGGAGCTTGTACATCTGATTATCTTTATGAGCGTGATATTCATCTACAATTCCTAAAAGTGGTCTAAAACCATCAATAGATTTTGTATCTTTACCTAATGCTTTTATAGTGGAATTGGTTACTAAACAATCTATTGTGCTTTCATATTCTTTTATTTTAAATAACTCTGATAAATCATCATCAGCATTTATAAACTTAACTATTTCTTTAAATACTATTTTAGCTTGGTCCATTTTTGTAGCTGTGCAATATATTTGACCATATTTATAACTATCAAAATTACCATAGAATGTTGCCAGGATTCCATTTAAAAATGATTTACTATTCTGCCTACCTAGCTGAACATATGAATTTCTAAATCTTCTATACCCAGTTCCTTTAGTAACCCAACCATTAATACTGCCTAGAATAAAATCTTGAAAACCTTCTAACTTTACTGGTATTTCTTCTTCGCCTTCAGCAATTGTAAGAGTTTCAGCAAATTCTATTATTTTAAGTGATTTCTCTATATCAAATTCATATTTATAAGGTGCTAACTTAGATTTTTCCAAATCATCTAAATGTCTTTGGCAAGCTAGTTTTACATATTTCCCAGCAATTTCTCTACCTTCAACTACATCTTTAGCATGCTTGGTAACTCTATCTATCACACAGAATCACCTCACATAAACTTAGCAAATTTATTTTTAGGTTTCTCCTCTTTAGCTTTTGGAACAACTAACTTACATCTGCTAGAAATAGTTAATCCTAAATCACTAGCACTTTGCCTACACATTTTAAACAATTTCTCTTGTAATAACAGTAAATCATAATATTTAGGATTATCAACTCCTGTTTTAAGAAGTTTCTTAGTAACTTTTTGATAGTTATATTCACTTACTAAAAACCTTGCTAGTGCTTCATTATCTAAATTGGACATTATACCTATATCTATTAACTCTCCAGCTATTCTTTTAAATTCTTCTTTTAATACTTTTGGTAAGTAAGAAGGTGGTTCAACTTTATCTGCTGGAGCTTGTACTTCACTATTTTTTCTTTCTTCTATCTCTTTTTTAGTTAAGTTCTTTTTCCCTTTTGCTACTATTAAATCAATCGGTTGTCTTGGTCTTGCCATTCCCCCTTACCTCCTTTCAAAAATTTCATTTAGGGAGTTTTTTCTAGAGAATAGAGGGGCTGCGGTGTTGGGGCAATTACCTAAAAATTCTTTAATACCCCCTCCTGTCTATTAACCTTCTTAGTTCCTCTTGCATACTAGCCTTATTACCATTACTGTACTCTGCATGTACTGCGTTGTGGCACTTGTTACATAAGCATATAAGGTTATCCTTGCCTAGTCTCTTATTATATTTCTCCCTAAGTTCTTCTATGTGATGTACCATATCCATACTTCTTATCTTCTTATTTCTTAAGCATAATTTACATAGTCCATTATCTCTTTGTCTTATTTGTTCCCTTACTATTAGCCAAGATTTACTATGATAAAACTCTGTAGATCTTTTATTCCTATATCTTCTATCATATAATTTATTACTTTCTTTTTTCTCTTGTTCATATTTAGGCATACATTTTTGGCATAATTTTTCTGTCATAGAAATTAAGCACCCACATTTTGGACATAGTTTTTTTAGTGCCATAAAATTTCACCCCTTAAATTTCACTTCTGTTTTAATGCTCCACCTTTACCTCTATAATAACTGTCATGCCGCATTAACTCCATTACATCACTAAAAGAGAGGTGCTCTCCCTCTTTCCTAGATTTCTTCTTATTCTGTTTTCTATTTTTATTCAACTGTTTATGTATATTTGGTTGCTGTGCCTTTATTATCTTTTCTATCTTCACACCTCTCACCTTCCTCCAATAGAAAAAGCACCTACAATTAAGTAAGTGCCTTCTGTGTTAATAAATGTGGCAAGTACGCACTGCCTGCCTGTTACAGTAATCCCTGCTGTAACGATTCAGTTGTTTAATTTAATTAATTATATTTGTTTATGTTACTATTCTACCACACTTTAAATCTTTATTTATCCCAACTTTGTCCCAACTTTGTCCCATTATATTTTACAAATTCAGTTAAACGCTATATTATATTATTAACTATATAATATGAGAAGGAGGATATGTATTTATGTATACTTTATCCATTGGATTAGATTATGAACATTTTTTACAACTAAATAGTAAATATAGATATGATTTTTTAGCAATTAATCCTGAACCAGGGTTTGGTTTCGGCCCATTAAATGGTTCGGTATTTGTATTTAGAACCATAAAAGATTCCTACTTGCGCAATAATGAATCCTTGAATAATGTGCTAATTGATGTGGTAGACTATAAAAACTTAAATGCCTTCGATACTGCACTTCATGGTGATTGTCACTTTCATTTTTTAGATATTAATAATATTAAAGACGATGAGATTGTTATTACGAACAACATATCTATAAAAAACACCAAAGATGAAACTGGCGTACTATTTTTTGCCATTACTAAAAATCAAAAAATACAGTACGTAAACACTGATAATCCTGAAGACTCTATAATAAAAGTTAAAGATCTTAAACATATATTGTTTAAGCTAAATAATCAAGCCGTATTTAACTGTCACGAAGTAGAACTAGCAAAAATTTTTGAATTAGAATCTAAGCATATTTGGCATAATAATAGATATCACAATTTTAATAACTTAGGTAGTATTGATATAGATAAAAATCCACATAAAAAATTAGAGGACTCGACTTCTTGGAAAAAAATAAAAGAAATTGTAAATGAGAATCGAAATTATTGGGGATCAGAATCCCGAAAGTCTTTTGATGATTTATTAAATAAAAAACGATCATTTAATTATGAAATACTTGATTAAATCATAGAATTTATAAAGGACCTGAACATATTCAAACATTTATTCAGATCCTTTTTCTATATTACTCTATGATGTTATACCATTGAGCAATGTTTTCTACTAATTCTTCTCTCTTTCTATATGCTGTGCTTCTAGCTCCTCCATACATTTTATTTGCTATCCAATCAACACTTTTTCCTTCTGCATATTTCCACTCTATAAACCTTTTAGATTCTTCTGATAACATATTTATATTATATTTTAAAGGAGTTACTTGTCTTTCAAGTTCTCTTATTCTAGCTTTTTTCCTAAGTAGCTTACGTCTTACATACTTCCATTCCTTCTCTAGCTTTTCTATCTGTCTTATGCATTCATTTTCAGCATAAGAAGAACCTGTGGAAGATGTTTGAACTCTCTCCTCGTATGTTATTGACCTTGATTCTTCTTCTATGAATATATTAGTTTCTTTTATATCATTTCTAATTTTCTCTTTCTGTTCTTCTAACTGTCTACATATATATTCAAACTTGTCTATCTCTTTTAATTGCTTATAATATCTATAGATCCTACCTTCTGTTTTTCTAAAAGTTTCTTTGTTTATCATTCAAACCCTCCTTAACTCATTTAATTAATACATTCTCATGCTCCAAATAATCTCAATCTCACTATACTTTTCAAATAACTTTTTAACTATATCAACCGTTAGACCTTTTATTGGTTCAGTATTCATAAACCATCCCCTATGCTCATGCGTATGCATATATGACATACTTGCTTTTTCTCCATCTAATTTTAAAGTTAGTTTAGGACAAAATAACATTTTATTGATTAATTGCCTTTGTGTAACCTTCATTACTGCCACTCCTCCATTCTTATGTAGTCTGGTCTATCTAGTTCTTTCTGTTTTATAGCTTGTACTTTTTTAACACTATATTTTACACTTACTGCTGCTATAGCTATACATATAAGCATAGATATTAATATTATTTCCATTACTATCCCTCCATGTTTCCTGATATAATATTTGCAACTCTTTCAGCGTATCTAAATTGTTGTTTTATATAAGAATCATCTTTCTTACCCCCAGAAGCTAACCAATCAGATATTCTTTTGTCTATGTCTTGAATTACTTCTGCTGGGATATACTTTGAGTTATTAAGGATATCCTTCACACTATTTATTTTTATTCTCATATTCCTCTCTCCTTTCCATGTATAAAACCCCACCTAAGTCCTGTATCATATATCTATTTAAAAATCGCTTTGTAAGCCTTATTTTGTGTTTAAAATTCTTATAAGGAATAGCCAATATATTAATTTGACCTTCTTTTGGCATATGATTTTACTCCTCCTTTTTCTCCTGAAGCCACCCGAATGTCTCCATTCCTGGATCATCATCTTTTTCTTTTATCCATTTATTTAAGCATTTGTTAACCATACCTTCAAAGTCATACTTCATGCCTTCCTGAAGATAATCAAACAATGTATTTATTTCACTTATTTTATGATTGTAAACAGATTGTTTTTCAAAATTTTCAAAGTTATCTTCTTTTAGTCTTATTACACTTTCTCTAAAGTTGTAAAGAGCTTCTAACAGTACAATCATTTGCTTATAAGAAAGTGTTATATCCTTTAATTTCTTAGGAGTAATAATTTCTACATTAACTGCTTTATCTTCTTTACCTTCTATTAAGTCCAGTAGATTTAATTGTTCTTTAAATTTAATTTTCTCTCCTAGAATTATTTCCATCCTTAGTTCCTCCTATCTATAATTTCCGCATCCTCTTTTCTTATTGCTCCATCTTTAGTTACATAGGATTTATTTCTTGTAACTTGTATACTTTTCCAACTTTGCCAGAATACCATTTGTCTTTATTTCCATTCATTATTATTATTTTCATATTATTATTCCCTTTCATTTGAGTATCACATGAGAACAGGTATGTAAAACCCTATCCCCATACAACCTCTTTTCCTTCGTGAAATCTTTGAATTCCGACCTAACTTATCTTTTGATAATCCTCAAACTTATCACAACTTCTAAAGATAAATTTATTATTAACCCATCTTTGAAGCCTTCTTATCTGTCTTGGTGCATTCCATTTCTCGAATATCATTACATATGGGTCATAATCTAATTCTTTGAGTTTATATATTCTTTCTAAATCTTGCTCTATAGTTGTATTGAAGTTAGTTAATACGTAAACCCTTAATTTTCTTCCATTAAACTTTAATAGTGGTCTAAATTCTTTTAACTTTTCATAAGTATTAAACTCGTAATTATCCCATGCGAAATGTATCATTTTAACTTTTATTTTATTTAACATTTCAACTTTTTCTCTTGTCATAAGTCTTATATCTAACCCCTGTGTAAAATCTACATATGATTTACTGTCTATTAACTGATTAAATAGGTCTTTCCAATCCTTGCAAGCTAATATATTTGGATCCAATAATTTAATTTCTCTTTGTCCGTTCCAAAACTCTTTTAAATTAGCTACCTTGTAACTGTAATTGCCTTCTTTTTCTGCTACTATACAAAAATCACAACCTCTTGGGCATCCTCTAGTTAAATAGCCATAGGCAGTATCTTCAATTCTATATAAGCTATAATCTGGATACATACTTTCAATCTCTGTAGGCAATTTATTCTTTAAGCCATAACCTGTGCCACCTTTTATAATCTCCTTAGCATTAATTACATGATTAAAGTCCTCTGTAAATGTAAATACCTTACTCATATAAACTTTGTCATATTCATTAAATCCAAAGAACCATTCAACTTCATCACCTTGTGCCTTATGCCATGCACTTATTTTCATTAATGCTAAGTTAGGGAAGTTATGTCCATCTACATCTAATACAGCTATTTTCATCCCATCACCTCTTACATAGTTCTTAAATTATCTATTTATTGCTATATATAGATAATTAGATTACTAAACTACTCTAACATTTCAATACCACTATTTAAGTTGCTTATAACCTCTGCCACATCATCATCACTTCCTAATTGTTCACCGTCTTTGTAATAATGTATTGTGAAACACTTTTTAAGGGACACCATCTTGGAGAAGTCTTTATAGTTATCAGGCTTTCAAAAGTATTTTCTCCAAAACATATAAATCCAGGCGATTTATTGCCAAATACTTTACTATCCAATGAATTGATTATTGGGTGTTCACACCAATAATGTTTTCTTCCAAAAGTATCTCTATTACTGTTTTGTCTTCCAACTTGCTTACAATGATTGCAATATTTACATTTAGTCACATTCATTCCTCCCTCCTTCATAATAATTTCATTTTGCGTCTTAAATCTCTTCTGTTCCTAAATATAACTCTGAATAATATCCAGTTCTAATTTCATTAGATAGGTCTACTAGTTTACGTACTGGCATATTATCAGTACTCGTTATATAGACTTTCATTTCATCAGGCAGATTTTTAATAAATTCTTTTAGATCTCTAACCGTTAGTTGCTCAGTCATTTATTATCCCCCTCCATATCAAATAAACTTATTTGCTCATTTTTTATAATTTCATATTACATATTTTTAAGCTCTGTTCTTAACCATGTTAGTAAGCTTCTTAATGTTTCTATTTCAAGTCTTAAGTTATCTATTGAACTTATGGCTGTATAGTATGAACTTTCAGCTATATCTCTTTGCAATCTTAATTGAGCTACTTTTTCATCACCTTTTGCTAAATCATTAATCATATTGCTTGGGTATTTTTCTACATTTCTTAATATAAGCATTTTCTTAGCAAGAGCTATTCTATAGTCTTTTTCTGTTCTAGCTTTATTAATGCTTAATGTTTTTAATTCTATATTTCCTTTCTGTAGTGCTAATTGTGCTGCATTTAATTTATTTATTATCTCTTCTGGATTCATTCTGTCACCTCTGTTATCTCTACTTCTATCCTAGGGTTGTCCTTGTCCACTTTAAAGATATGTTTAAAGTTATTTACTTCTTTCCAACCATCATTTTTTATTACTTTTGCTTCCACTAATCCATCTAATATAAATTTAATTCCTACTGCTATATTGTCTTTATCTTTCCTTTTATTTTTACAGTACCAGGTAATATCTAAGTCTATTTTGCTAAACTTTCCTTTCCCTTTCGCTAACCATGTTACTAGATCTGTATATTCCTTTTTTAAATTCCTGTATTCCATGTAATGTCTTTTGGATACATTTATAATTTTATTTAAGTCTGGTAGTTCTCCTTGAATAATTAATTTCAATACAGTCTACCTCCCATGCAGGACCTTATTACATCTTCACTTTTATATTTATCTACATATCTGTTTATAGTTTTTACTATCCTTCTTACTGCTGCATTACTTATATCTAAAATCTCTTTTATTTCTTTTTCTGTGTATTCTTCTTTAGTAAATAATTTAAATAGTTTCTTCTGGAACTGTAGCTTGTACCTTATATCTATTTGCCTACTTTTATGTGGGCTATTGTCCCCTCTATGATGTTCTGAACATAAATAGATTATATTATATTGGCAATGCTCTAAAGCCTTCTGTTGGCTTCTAAACACGATATGGTGTTCTTCTGAATATGGCTTCCCACATACTTTGCATATCTTCATACTCTCCTCCTATGTTTTATTACTTGATTGTCATATGAGAATATAGCCTTACAACTATACCCCCATATGATGTTGTTCTTATACTAAAACTACACTTTTGGTATATAAATCCACCTTGTTTATGCACGTTTTGTAATTTCCATTATCTATAACAGTAAAGTATTTATTATCCATGATAACTTTACCTTTTGTAATTAAAGTATCCCATCCTGTTGTCCATTCCATTCTCTCGGTTTTTATCTTTTGACCTTTATTAAACTTAAACTTCTTTTCTGCAACATCCATCTTATTTATAACCTTGTCCACTCTCTCTTGCCTATCGATAAAGCATTGACATTTTTGCTCTATTGCCGCAGGTGTCCTTCTTAGATGTTTAGACATTTCTTTGTAACTTAATTTCCCTTTATTCTTCCTTATAAAGTCTAATTCAGCACTTGTCCATATCTTTCGCATTGTTACTCCTCCTCTTAACCTGCTCCTTCAAAAATCTCTGCCAGTTTCCACCTAGCTTATATATTTCAAGTACTTGTTCGATTATTTCCTCATTTTTCATAGCTTTTACTCCTCTGGCATCTCAAAAACATGATCCTTTGTTATTCCTCCTTATTTCCATCCTAAAAGTTTTCTCTCTAAATCATCAAAGTCATAATCCCTTTGTTCGTAACTGTTAAAGCTATCTTTCTTTATGCCATCCTCATATTTACTTTTTATTATTTCCTTATTGTCATAGTTGCCTTCTAGTAGCTTCATGATATTTGTGTCATTTTTAAATAACCAATCAAACTTAATGGTCCAGTTTCTATCATTCTGACCTTGTAGAAAGTCACTTTCTTTTATTCTTTCTATAGCTTTTAAAATATCTTCCTCGGTTAAATTAAGATTTTTCATTCTAGTTTTAACTTTATCTCTTCTGGTACCTGAAATAGTTCTAATTTTATTAATGCTATCAGGAAGGCTATTCCAACTTTCTAAAATATTACTCCAATTTATCTTATTCTTATCTATATCTATATCTTCTTCTATATCTATATCTATATCTTCTTCTCCTTCTTCTTCTAGGGCGTTAACATTAGCTTTACTGTTAACTTTACTGTTAATTTTACATTTACCACTTGCCAGTAGCTTTTGTTTTTCTCTATACCCCCTCATATACTCTCTCATGTACTCTTTACGTTCTTCTAGCTGGTCAAGAGTTTGGTGTTTGCTCCAGTTTGGAATAGTTATAGTGTTATTAACCATTTCTATCATTCCAAAACTTTCAAAAGTTTTTAATGCTAATCTTATAGTATTTATAGATCTTCTAAATATAGTTGCTAACATTTCATCAGTGTAAGGTATCCTGTCATTCAACAGGAACACCCCACTATTATTCTTTTTTCCTGCCAAACATAATAGCTTAAACCAAATTACTATAATGCTATCTGCTTCGGGCATACTCTCAATTAGAAGTACCTTTTCATCATCAAATATATCTGTAACAATCTTTATCCACTTTACCTCTGCCACGTTATCACCAACCCATTTTATAGTTACTATACTTGTCCCATTCTGTATCAGCTACAAGAAAAGTGTTATCTATAGAACCTATGGAGTATTTTCTTTCATTCCATTCTTTTCCCCAAGGGGTTAAGTAAAATGATATTTCTGGTCTTGTATTTAAATATCTTGCAACTATGTTCCATGCCTTTTGAGCATCTTCTTTAGTCACTTCTTGCTTCTTTGCAAGTTTTTTTATCTGTCTTTTGTTCAAGTTAATTCCTCCTATTTATAAATCTTCTAAGGATAATATCCCATTAAGTTTTTTAGTATTTCTACAATAATCACATTGTTCACATCTTATTGGTTCTTCTTCTCCATTCTTAACTTTTATAAATCTTGGAAGTAGTGTTTCAATTTCTAAAAGTTTATCTTTTATAAATTCAGTACCAGTGAAAATTATCGCTTTATCCGGTGGATCTTGTTTATCAATTGCAATTATGTGTGGTTGATAGTATTCTATTTCACCTGTATTTTGCTTAATTATTTCTGCATATACTGCCATCTGTAAAAGATAATCATAGTGCTCTATAAAGTTTTGTTTTATCTCTAAGTTCTCATTCCAATACTTTTTATAAAGTTCTCTGGTTGTTTTTAAGTCAACAAATACTTTTCTATCTGGATTATAAATATCTATCATACATTTCCACTTGGCTCCAAATAGTTCTGCTATCATAACTACTTCCTTTTGTCCTTCTCTAACTTTTTTTACTAAATTATCTTTTTCTAAAGTTGCTATCATCTTATCTCCTAGTGCATATTTAGCATATAAAGTTCCATCTTTCTTAAATAATTCTGGATGTTCTGTTTTAAATTCTTCTAAAGTTCCTTCTGACCATGCATGTACATAGCTACCTAATAAAAAAGCTTCATTCCTACCTTCTTCCCATTCTCCGTTAAGTTTAGCTATAGTTTTTGCTTCACATTGCTTAAAACTTTTGAATTGGGAGACAGAGAAATATTCCCTGTCTGCTTCAATACTAAAATAATTATATTTATTTAATATCATTGTTAATTTCCTCTTCTTTAATCTCGAATGTGGACTTTTCAGTTTTTATTTTAAAATAATCTTCTCTATTAGCCATTCCATCTTGTAAGCTCTTATATACTTTTCTAAGCCTTATAAAATCATTCTCACTAAATGCTTCACTGGAACATCCTAAGAATTCTTCTATCATTTCCTTTGTTACACTAAACTTATCTTCAAAAGCCTTAACCATCTTTCTAACTCTATCTATTAATGGTTCTGGATTATTAGTTTTCAATGTTAATTCACATTGTTCTATAGCACTATCTATTACATCACCTGGTATTACTCCTAAAATACAAGCTCTTAATCTTCTAGCTCCTTGATTAGCTACCATTTCATATATATCTCTAGGATCCGTTAAAGTCTTATTTCCTTTTCTTGTGGACCTAATATGTGGAACATTAAATATTTTTGTTTGTCTAGTATTTGTTTCTAAATCCCAAGCATATGCCATAACCTGGCTTTCTCCATTCTTTTGTTCTAATTCTATAATTCCATAATCTAAATTCCCCCAATTTTGTGCTAATGCTTCTGCTAGTCTTATACTTGGTCCAGTTACTTTCATTCCACCCCTTGGATATTCATACATGCTTTGCTCTGCTAAACTTTTTCTTTGGCAAGCTCTTAATATCTTATTAAAAGCTTCTATTTCATCCCTTGGAAATTTCTTAGCTACTATCATAGCTGCTTGAACTTCTTGAGCTTGTCTAGTTGTAACCATTTCAGTAGTTGCTGTTTTAGTTTGAACTCCTTGATTTTCAGATATATTCATAATTTCATTAGCCATTTATATCTCTCCTATCTTTTTAAAATCTAAAATACAATCTTCACATATATTTAAATTATCTATGTGATAATATCCATCACCTTCATATATCTCATGTCCACATATGGAGCATTCCTCAGCTATTTGCATAATTGGTGATTCATATCCGTATTCATATTGGCAATCTGGTAAGTTATCCACTTTACAAATCCTCCGTTTTCTCTTATACTTTAGGTTAGGTTATTTACTTAAATTATTTTTGGCTACTATTGTAGCTCTTTTTTTATTTTCGCGTACTTTTGGTATATGGAAACTATCGTTCTTTCTAATGCAAAGCTCATTTCTTCACCATCAATTTTTCCATGCCACTGCAATAAATAATTTATGTCTTCTTCATTCCATGGCTTTCCAGTATTCCCATGAAAGAATGGATTATATTTCATCCTTCCATACCTGTCATACTCAAGTTTCATATTTTCAAGTTCCATTCTTCTCCCTCCAAGAAACTTTTTATATGTTCTGTTACCATTTCCCTAATGTCTACTATAGTTTGTCCATCTACTCCGTAAAGTTCCGTTCCGTCTAAATTAATACATCTTCTAAGTGTGTTAAGTGATCTTTCGGCAATTTCTATTAATTCAATCTTATTTGTTCTTTTATCAAAATTAATGCGATTAAACTTAATATCATCAGTAACTATATCCATAACTTTCTTAAACTCTAAATCATTAGTTATAATTCCATTATCCTCTAATAATTTTCTAATCATCTTCTAACTCCTTTCTGCATAGAATAAATTAGGGAAGTATAAACCTTTTTAGTTTAGTAAAATTTTTTATAAAGGCTTTATGCCTTTAGTTAAAACTTATTTGGTTGTTAATAGATGTTATTTCATCTTTTAAAACAATTGGTGCTGTATACTTTGAAACTATCTCTTTAGCAGAGTTTAGTTGACTTCTTTTTATAGCTTCATACCTACTAACCCCAAATTGCCTTTTAAGTTGATGTTGTATATCTGCATATACCTTCCCTCTTAAAGAATTATCCTTATAGGCTGGACTTCCATATCCTCCTAATGTTCTTGTGCCAATCTTTCTTACCAATGCCTGTAGCTCCTTACACTCTACATTAAACAAAGGCATATTATCCTCTAAATCATTTACTCTATCCTCTATCTCTTGGGTTTTCCTATCTAATATAAAAACTGCTTGTAGTTCTTTAGATAATCCTTTATAAGGATCTTTAACAACTTCTTTTAATTTTTCTTCACACTTTATAAAATATTTCCTAGCTTGTTTACCTTTTTCAGTTCTTTCTATCATGCTTAATTCTTTTGCCATGTTTAGAGTTATTACATATTCTTTACTTGGTCTACCGCCTTGAGGTTTTTTGGAATTTTCCAAGAAACTAGTATAATCAACATTTTCAATAAATCCATACTGTTTTATTCTGTCACCTATCCATGTTGTAAAATTATCTTTATTGCCTAACCACTCATGTAATTCCCTAGCGTTTACTAATTTATTCCCGTCCACATTTTCATAAACTGGTATTAATTCTTTTGTTAAAACTGTTAAGTTACTCATTTTATCCTCTCCTTTTTTATTTGTTCTTTCTCCCCTCTGTCAAGCTAAATCAACTAACTGTCTTGGCAGTGACCATACATTTTATTTTGGTGTGGCTCTTATCTTCGCCTACTCCTGCTCGAATTAGTTCATTCAGCTTGACATGGGGCTTAGTTTTCCCTTAGCCACCAGTGGGATTTTAACTGGTGCTTGTCCTACATTTGCCATTGCGGCACTGCTGATATGCTTTGTTAAATATGCTTAAATTGGATATGATTAAGCTTGTACTATTTTATAGAGTTGTTTTTAGTTTCATAGTTTTATCAGCTAATATATTACTACCTAAATATTCAACTACTGGTTCATAAAAGCTCTCTTCATTTATTTCTATTTTTTCTATTATTTTTTCTTCTATTATTTCTTCAGTTTTTTTATTAAATCTAGTCCTTACAACTATTGCTTGCATATAACCCCTCCTATTTACCACTATTAGTTGTATTGAAAAGTAAAAAAATATCTTCTAATGTGCAATCAAACTGCTTGGACATTTTTATTGCCAATTGAGGACTTGGTTTTTTGTATCCACCCTCCATTTGATACATCATACTATTACTTATATCCAAGCTTTTAGCTGCTTCTTTTGCTGTATCAAACCCAGCCTTTTTTCTTAAATTTGTAATATGATTTGCCATAATTTATCACCTCAATTCCTCGTTTGTTCTTTACTATGATTGTATTTTATAACTAATTGTGATAATAAACAAGTCCTATTATGACTAATAGTGAGAATTTAAATGCTATTTTCTTCAAATTGCTCCATATAGCTTTATTTATCACTATTAGTTGTATTGTTATTATTATCACTATGGGTTATAATAATAACGTATTTAAATATACCCATATTAATGTTAGGTAAGAGGTGATTGATTTGTTAGGTAAAAAAATTAAATCCTTAAGAAAAGATAACAAAATTACTCAAGAAGAATTAGCTATAAAAATTGGCGTTAGTACATCTATGGTAGGTATGTATGAAACAGATGCACGTAAACCAAGTTATGAAGTATTAATTAAAATCGCTGATTATTTCAAAGTTTCACTAGATTATCTGCTTCGTGAAACAGAGTATAAAACTTATATTGGTACAAAAGAAAATTGTATAAAGTTTAAAACTGTTGAAGAGGCAATGCAATTTATTTTAAAACAACCTGTTGTTATAAATTTTTGTGAATTTAATGTAGATAAAATGACTAATAGAGATTTAATAGAATTTGCAAATGAACTTTTAAATCAACTAAAATTAATATCTTATAAATATAAGAATAACATTTAATTTAAAAATGGAGGATGATTTTATGAGGGCGGTAGCATATGCTAGATTTAGTTCTGATAATCAAAGAGAAGAATCCATTGAAGCTCAAATTATGGACATAAAAAAATATGCACTTAAAAACAATATTACAGTGCTTAGAGAATACGTTGATGAAGCTATATCTGGCAGAACTTTTGAAAGAAAATCTTTTAAAAGAATGATTGAAGATGCTAAAAAAAATATGTTTGATCTGATACTAGTCCATAAAGTAGATAGATTTGCAAGAAATAGATATGACGCTGCTATCTACAAATCTATACTTAAAAAACATAATATAAAAATAAAATATGTCATGCAGCCAATTGATGATTCTCCTGAAGGAAATCTTATGGAGGGTATTCTTGAAAGTTTTGCTGAATATTATTCTGAAAATCTAGCTAATGAGGTCATGAAAGGATTAAAAATCAATGCAAAAAAAGCTCAATTTAACGGTGGATACCCACCACTAGGGTATGATATAGCAGAAGACAAGACATATATAATAAATGAAAGGGAAGCTAGAATAGTACGCGAAATATTTGATTTATATTTAGATGGTATTGGTTATAAAAAAATTGCTGATATTTTGAATAATAAAGGTTATAAAAATAAAAGAGGAAAACCTTTCGTTTTTAACTCAATTCCAACTATCCTAAAAAATGATAAATATTGTGGAATATATACATATAATAAAACTAGTAGAAAATACAAAAATGGTAGACGAAACCTTAAAAAATATAACAAAGATGAAGATATAATTAGAGTTGAAGATGGTATACCTAAAATAATTTCAAAAGAAAAATTTAATACTGCACAACAAGAAATAAAAAAGCGTACAAAGTCTAGAGGTAAAAAAATTGCTGTAAGAGAATATATTTTATCTGGATTAATAAAATGTGAATGTGAAAGAAAAATGAGTGGGTACGCACAAAAACGTTCCAAAGAAAGTAATCGATACTTTTATTATAGATGCACTGGATGTAATAACAGTATTAGAGCTGAAAAAATAGAAACTATAGCTACTAATTTTATAAAAGAACAGGTATTCAGAGATATAGATAATTTAATTATAAAAATACATAAATATATAGCTGATCAAGAAGCAGAATCCCCATCTGAACTTAAATATTTAAAAAATGAATTATCTAATTCTAATAACCAAATCAATAACATTGTAAAAATGATTAGTAACGGAGTAACATCCATGCACTTAGCAAAAAAACTAGAGGAACTTGAAACATATATTGATGGAATACAACAACGAATTGGTGAAATAAATAGAATGTCTGTTATACCAGAAGATGAAATAAAAAACTGGTTACTAGAACTTAAAAATTCTTTTGATAATGGTAAAAATATAAAAAAGATAATCTCTGTTTTCATAAAAAACATTGAAATAACGAAAGAAGATATTAATATAGATTTTTTCGTAAAAGCACCCTATAAGGGTGCGAACAGTCTAAGTGTCGCTCCTTCGGCACCA